GGATTAGGTAAATATACAATTTGTTTTTGCGTTCTATCACGATGGCAGTTAACACATACTAAATCGCATTTTTTGATTTCTTTGCGAATAGAGTCCAACCCCATAAGTCCCATTTTAGAAATGGGCAGTCGTTTTTGCGTCGGATCTCTGTGATCGAAGTCCATTTGGCAAAAATGGAACTTCTTCCTGCAATCTGTACACGGTTCAGATTTCAGTTTTATGAGAAAGTTCCGTGATTCGAATCGACGGCGCGGGGCACGGGCTTGATATGAAGTCTTGTTTCTTACATATGACTCTTTTGACTTCTTTCTCCAACATTCTTTGCAGACATGTGGTTTTTGGTATTTCTGTTTTACCATCTCTTTTAATGGTTTCAATAGTTTTGGCTCTGGGCAATAAATACATGCGTATTCCATTCTCCACAGTACAGTATATCAAAATTCTACAATATAATGTATCTATAAATAACTGAAGTTTTTATAAACTTACTAAAAATGAACTAGTCCGCAATAATGTAGGAGGATGTAATGAGAGGTAACACTGATACTTACATATATAGACGTGGGTCTAGTCCCAATACGCGCGTCGCGATCTCGCAGAAGAATCGCGTCTGGTCTACTCCGTACACGACGGGAACGCCCACGCAGAAGCAAGTAGGCGTTCTTGCCACCTTCGACTGGTCGGAAAGTCGAGGCATCGATCCAGTGCGCGGCGTCGGCTTCGGTGACAAGATCCAAGAGCTTGTCCCGAACGTGACCGAGCCGATGACACTGACCCTCAATCGCACTCTGCTCTATACTGCGAGCATTGTGCAGGAAGTGGGCTACAGGGGCGGCGTCGACGGCATGGTTCGTTCGCTTCGCCAGCACAAGTGGCCGTTCGACATTCGGCAAGAGCTGGTGTTCTCGGAGTTGGTCACGAATTTCGACCAAACGCAAATTCTCGTAGTCACGCAGGGCACCGATCCTGGCACGCTTGCGCTGATCACGTATTACGAGGCTTGCTGGCTCAACAGCATTTCGGCCTCGTACCCGAGTGATTCGGCAATCGTCATCGAGGACGCGTCGGCCACGTGCACTGACGTGACTGACGGGACGACGCTTTACGGAACGACTGCTGACACATACGGCGATCTTCTCGATTCGGGCAACAATCCGCTGCTCGGCCAGGGCTCGCGTCTCTTCACGGCCCAGGGAGGCCAAGCCTTAGGGTTCGCTCAAAATGTGACAGGTTCCGATGTAGATTCTTTCTATGTTGGAAACGAAGTCGGAGCCGTTGGAACTGCTGGTTTTGGTTCCGAAGTGGACAATCTATTGTCACACACATATTGATTCTGGTCGTCGCTATATTGGCCTAACCAAACAAACTTGGCAGGCTCGATGGAGTGAACATGTTTCTCAAGCCCTTCGTCGTAAGGGCGGGTGGGGACATTTTCAGAACGCAATTCGAAAGTATGGAAAGAATGCTTTTTCTCATGAAGCATTGGCAACTTGTCTTACTGTAGATGATGCCAATGTCACTGAAGAAGAAGTAATCAAGCAATATAATACTAGAAACCCTGAGATGGGTTTCAATGTTCATCGTGGTGGTTATGTTGAACACCCATATAAAGAAAATCCTTGGTTGATTCCGGGCTTTCGTGAGCGTGTTTCAGCTTCTACAAAAGCAGCAGCTGCAAGGCCCGAGTCGAAGAAGCTTCGTTCTCAGACATCGAAAACTCTTTGGTCTGATCCGAAGTTTCGTGAGAAGAATCTCACGGTTTCGATTGCAGCTCATCAGAACCCGGAAGTACGCGCTCGAATGTCTGCTGGGATGCGAAAGCGTTATGAAGACCCGGCAGAACGGGCTAAATCTTCAGAGCGCTGGAATGATCCTGACTATCGTGCGAAATGTTCCATTGGACTAACAAACGGGAAGAACAAGAATAAAACCCATTGTTCCAATGGGCATGAGTTCTTACCGGAGACTTCATTCGTGGATACTCAGGGGTATCGCCGTTGCGATATTTGTAGACAATCTCGCAACGAAAGACGACGCCAAGATCGCGACTCCTCTCCTCGGTAGTGTGCCTGTGGAGAGTGCAACTGCATGGAACCTGATTTCATTTCAGAGCTCGACAAGACACTGTCTAATGTCGGCACTGACATTTTTTGGAAGAGGCGAGTCGGTGCTCTCGAGCTCTGGATTTCTCCATTGTCTGTCACGGGACAGGAGAAAGTCACTACCACTATCTCCAAAGCAGAACTTGGCACCAATATCGTTGGCGAGAGTAAACGCGTAACGCTTGCCAATGCGATTGTTGGCGTCAACGATTCAGATCTGCGCGAGTATCGGGGCGGCACTCCAATATTTCCGATGCGGAATAAGAAAGGCGAGGTCGTCAAGACTCGCCTCGAGGAGTGGCTCTACGACAAGATGGCGAGGTGGAGCGCTCAGTATTTGGACGATGCGTTCGCGGTCTATGCGGACTTGATGGAGACGTATCAGAAAGAAAATCTGAAAGAAGTTAAGTTCGAGAATGCTAAAGACCCGCACATGGAGCTCCAAGAGCTTGAGCAACGTGTGTCTAACCTTCGTTCCCAATTGGGGATGTCTCAGCTGATTGAAAAGAATGAAGACGAAGAGTCTCTGCCTGATCCGGAAGAGATCGCTGAGGCTCTCGAGCGCGAACGTCAAGAGGACGAGAAAGAGAAAAATCCGCCCGCAGAAGACTTCAATCCCTTTAGACCAATTAATAAGCCAGAAGAAGTGTCGCCCCAGGCAGCGCAGCCGCCTCAGCCCCCACCGCAGCCTTTCGTTCCGCCTCCATCAGGGCCTCCGCAACCAAGCATGACGATGCCAGCAGTTTTGCCTGCGAACTTGCGTCGTCCTATGCCCGCTGGTCATCAGGCTCAAGAGAGCTCTCCTGAAAGACCCCATACGGCTACACCGTCTGTACCGAATGATGTAATAGAGAAACCTTTGGCTCAGCGTGGAGTTCCCCAAGAACGTCCTAAAGTGGATCAGCCCCAAGGTGGGCGGAACCCAAGATTCCAGCCTCCTCCTAGATAAGTAGTATGGCCACTCAGCCCATTGCTCTCAACGAAACACGTAGTCAGCGATATTATCGAATAAATAAGGAGTACTTCGCACAATATGTGGCGGAACGACGGGTTGAAAGAGCAGAACGAGCTCGAATCCTGCGGTCTACTGGTGAATCTCACATTGCTCGTTTGAGGAGTTTTGTCTCGTTACTAAAATCAAACCCATGTCATGATTGCGGTAAAACATATCCGCCATTTTGCATGGATCTTAATCACCTTTCGGAGTATCCGAAATCGGAGGACATTTCTTCTATTTGTCGACGCGGTGGTTCGTGGACTGAGCTGTGTGAAGAACTTTGGAAGTGTGAACTTTTATGTGTCTTATGTCATCGGTTAAAGTCGGAAAAATCTGTTAACTTTCCAAATAGAACTAGGAGTCAGAGAACGCACGCTCGCACTTGGTATCGCAATACATCTATTGTTAATCTACTAAAATTGAATCCGTGTCTTGACTGTGCAAAAGTATATCGTCCAAGTCAAATGGACTTTGATCATGTAAAAGGTATTAAGGTTAAGAATGTATCAAATCTGATTCATCACGGCTCCAGAAAGCAACTACTGGAAGAGATCGCAAAATGTGAACTTGTTTGTGCTCTCTGTCACAGGATCAGGACTCATGACCGCAAGCACAAATAGCGACTCTAATGCTGTTAAGCCAAGAATCAAAATTGCTGTTCCTGAGATATATAAACAGGTAGATGAATCTGTTTGGCAGGAGCTTGAGCAATTTCTCTATACGGGCTTTCTTTCTAGTCATGCGGTGGTGCAGGATCAGTCTTTTGTTTTCAAGACTCTGAATCCGTACGAGATTCGCAATATTCAATATATGCGACCTATGGGCGATTCGCTCCCAGCGGGAAGCGCAAGTTTCCGTCATGCCTTCATTGCTTACAGCTTATTCATGGCTGACGGGAATAATTGTTTGTATGAGAGGCCGCGGCACATTAATCGATTAATACGAGCTATTTCTAAACTGCCGCCCAAAATCCAAGACACCATAACTGAAAATCTTGCTGCACTCAATGAGCGGGCCACTTTGTTACTGCCTCTAGTCGAAGCGTATGCCTATGAAAATCGCTCTCGGTTCAGATGGTTCCAGATCAAAGGCGGCGCCGTGCATTCGACTACGGTGACCGGAATTGCTGGCACCGATGAACTTGGAATGAATGTGTGTCAGCAGACTTGGGTCGCCCTGAACAATATCATAGACATACAGGAAGACACAGAGCGCGACTGGCAACATGCGAAATTTATCGGGTCATGCATGGCTGGCAAGGGTATGCGGTCAGTGGAAGAGAAGGACCGCGGTCGACGTGAAAAGGAGAGAACCGACAGAGAAGACTTGAAGATGAAGGTGCTTTACACCTACCTCAATCGGAAAGTCGGCAAAGACGTAAAGGACGAAGAACCCGTCCAAGTGCAGCTCCCGGACGGCAGGTTCGCTCATGTTGCTAAAAGATTTAAAGCTGAGACTGCCGAAGAACTTGCTGCCCAGCTTTCAGCTTCACTTTCAGGTGATATGGACTATCACGATATGGTTATTGAGGCCAAGCTGAAGCAAATTCAACATCGTCGTGATGAGCAAGAGTCTTTCAAGCGTTCTCTCATGCAAAGAGAACCTCTATTTCCAGAAGCTGCTGGTACTGGGGCTCGAATTCTTGGTGGTAAAGCCGAAGCCGATGCATATGTTGCTCGCATGAGGCAACTCGAGCGTGAACAAATAGAACGGGCGGCTAGACAAATACAGCTAGACCAACGGCACCAGGACTCTGATAAGACTGAGAAATGAGGTAACCGATGCCCGCAGAGAGACCTACAAGAACTGCCGGTATCGAAGTCCCGATTACGACTAAGGTCGATAAGCGGAGTACTAAGCAGGCTCATTCCGATCTCAAGAGTCTCTACAAGGATCTTTCCAAATTCGATGTTACTTGGAAGGGCATCGGCAAACAGGCGAGCCTGAATGTCAAAGAAATAAACAAGATTTCGACTGCTGCAGCGCAACTGTCCAAGAAATTATCTCAGGCAGCACGCGAGTCATTCAGTAAACTCCACGGTCTGAGTAATCAGCTCGAAAAAGCGCAATCCAAGGCGGCGAAGTTATCCAAGGAGTATGGGAAAGCTGAACCTGGCAGAAGGAAAGAAATTGGCGAAGAACTCGAGGTTCTGCAGAGCAGTATCTCGGACCTGAATAAGCAAGTTGAGCTCCAGAAAAAGAATACTCAGAAGTATAACGGACAACTTGAGCGTGGTCTGAAGGTCCAAAATAAGAATATTGCTGTTCTTCAGAAAGCAGCTGACTACAATCCAAAAGATGTGCTGCATGATATGTTCGCCAATCTGAAAGGTGGCGATATTAAGGGCGTTCTTTCCACTTTGGTGAAAGGCGGTGTCGGTAAGTACGCACGCGGTGCTTCGGCTCGAGCCGAGGCAGTAGGAGGTCCTGCTGGTGCAGCAATGCAAGCTGGTGCTGGAAGCATGCTTGGGACGCTGGGAACAGCCGCTGTGGCACTTGGAGCTGCCGCTGCCGCGATTGGGGTAATTGTAAAGCTAATAGCGGCGGCTTCTAGCCATATGACCGATCTGAATAAGGCGCTTCTTTCTGGTGGAGGATTCGTCAACGATTTCGTCTCGAGTACCGCGTCCTATAAAGGCACAGTAGACGAGATGCGCAACGCTGCCATCGGTATGCGCGGCGAGGTCATGAAGTATGGCATGACTTCCGAGGACGTACTCAAAACTATCAATGCTTTCTCAAAAGAGTCCACAGGGTCGCTACTCAAGACTCACGACACTCTCGTGCGCCTCGGCAAAGGCGATGTGCAAGTTGGTATGAAAGAATTTGCTGAAACCGCCATGGTTTACGGCAAAGCCCTCAACATGGAAGCGTCTGAAGTCGGTTCCATGATGGGCAAGTTTGTCAACGATATGGGTTACGGTGCTGATCAAGTTCAACACTTGATGGGCAACATTGTTCAAGCTGCGGCAACTTCGAATATGCCTATGACCAAGTTCATGGACATTTTCCGGCAAGTCATACCGGACGTGGAGCTCTATCAGAACCGTATTGAAGAACTGACAGGAGTAATCAAACTACTGTCCAAGACAATGAGTGCCAAAGACGTCAAGAATTTCATGGACGCCTTTTCTAGAGGCTTCAAAGGACAAGACTTCAGATCGCGCCTCAAGACAATGCTAATTGTCGGAGAAGGCCGCGTTTCTTCCGCTCTTGCAACGGATTTCAAAAACAAGGCGCAGACTATCGCTCAGAGCTGGGAGCAATACGGAATTCAGCCCGATGAATTTGTGAAAGCAATGCAGGGCGGCGAAAAGACGATGGCCGCTCTGGTTACAAAGGCTCAGGCTGCAGCTTCTAAGAAAGGTGGGATTATTGCTGGCGAGCAAATTTCCAACGCCATGAAGCTCGCCGGATATGAGGGAGCTCGCCGGAAAGGCGGACTATCTACAGTGACTGCCATGCGCGGTGCTGGAGCGGTAGCGACCTACAAGATAATCAAGGACCTTTCGCAAAGGCTTTCCACCGGATTCGATGGCCTGAGTGAGCACGTCATTCAACAAAAGGGCATTTCTGATCAGCAGTATGAAGCGCTCAGAACAATGCACCAGACCATGGAAGCCCAGCAGGATATGCTTAAAACTTATGGGAAAACAAACAGTAAGTCAATGAATAAGGCTTTGCGCGAAACTATTCAATTGCGCAAATATGGGAAAATTGACGCTAATGCAGCAGTGGATCTCAAGGAAGCAACAGAAGAAGACTTGATCGCGGCAGCTGAAAAGTCGAATGAAGAGCTGGCATCGACCAAGAAGAAAGCGTCGGATCTAGCCACTGCTCAGTACGACGTCACATCAAGCATCGGTGACAAGATCGAAAACATTGTCGGCTTCTTGCTCGAGAAGTTGTATCAGCTCATGACGGGAGTGTTGGACGCCATCAACGGACTTCTCAGCTGGTCCATCTCCGGCGTTGGTGATAAAGCGAGAGTAGCTGATGTCAAGAGCATTGCGGCTGAGGTCAAATCCTCGAACAAGGAACTGATTGCGAAGCAGCCTGAAGCCGGCGCCATGATAGACGACATTTCTGCGGCTATCACAGAAGGAATAGGTGCCGGCAAAACTGGAGAAGACTTGGCTCGTCTCGTCGCGCAGAATAAAACCATGCAGGCGTCGCTTCAGAAAGCTGAAGACACGCCCGGTGGTATATCGACTCTTGCTGAGCAGGTCAAGGACCTCGCAGAGAAGACCGGTAGCAGCAAAGATGAAGCTGAGAACGTCCGGGCCGGCTTTCTCATGGCCATGCAGAAAGGCGACTTCGCCGGCGCGCTCACCAAAATTCCTGGAGATATGCACAAAAATCTCATGTGGCTAGTAGGTCGCATGCAGAGATCAGGATTTGTCCCTGACAAGAAAGATATTGAGCGCATGGTCTTGAAGAGACCAGACGCGAAGGCGACTGAAACGTGGCAAGAGAGGAAAGCAAGAGAAGAACACGAAGCTCTGATGCAGGAACGTGGCGACATTGATGTGCTTGGACAGCCCATGGGTACTGGCGTTAGTGAGACTCTTCCGCCTTTGACCCCTTCGGGAGGCACTCCAGAGACTCCTGCTGCGGCCATGTCTACGGGAGCTCCAGGTGCTTCAAGTACTCCTACAGCTCCTGGTGGGGCAACGCCCGCTGAGCATAAGGAATCAGTAACAGCATCGGTGGATGCAGCTCAAACTGCTAAGGATTCTTTGGACACGCAGGAGGATGCAGCTGACAAACAGGACGATATCTATGGCGGTGTGAAAGATGTTGCTGGAATGCTGAAGAAAGGCATAATGTTCAATAACTCTTGGATGACCAATAAATACAAGAATGTGCTTAAAGAAGCATCTCTTATGTCCTTGCGCACGGCCCTTACTGAACAACTTGTTGGATATGCGAAACTCTGGGAGGATAAAGATGGCTTCCGTGAAGCTCTTGCCGACGCCGGCGATGAACTCATGGATAAGGGCGGACTAAAGTCTGGACTTGCGGGCTTGTCTGATAAAGGCAGTATTACAGGTCTTCTGCAGAAGGTTCGGGATCCTGGCTGGAATCCTGCGCAAGCTGCTGCTGTGGCACGAATGGGCACTCCGGCAACAGGACACGCCGCGGGAGCAAGTGCAGGAGCAGTGTCTGCTCCTAAGGGAGCTGACCATTCTACCACGAATGTTACCGTCAATGCTCAAGGCACTAGTGCAAGCCAAGTAGCTTCCATGGTGGAAGACAACATGAGTCATAGCTAATGCCAGCAAGAGTAAGTCTTCCGCAGACTCCTAATCCGAGCATCAAAGATGCTAATCCGGAGGCTTATAGTCCGAAGCGTGGACGGCCGTTTTTGTTTCAAGTCGTAGCACCCGGTACGAACAATCCTCTATACTCGTATCTACTTGCGCTCCATGTGAATCCAGAAACGCTGGACGAGCGCATGGCTGCGACCAAGACCGTCACTCCAACTAGGGGTGGCTGGATTGAATTCCGATGGCCAAACGAACTCACTACTGTTTCGGCTAGCAACACAACGGGAACTTTTTACTCACCGGCGTCAGGTTTGTCTGCTGGTAGCGACGCTTCTCAAATCAGCGCGAACGCTCGAGGGCGACAAGGCACAATGGCATGGGAACGCCAAGAAGACCTGCTCGATTTATTCCATAACAATGGAATGGTCTTCGACGGCAACGGTCAGCCGGCCATTCGCGGTCGCATAATGATGATCTATGACCGTGGCGTTTTTCTTGGTTACTTCACCACTTTCAATGTAGATGAAGATGATTCTCACGCTTGGTCATTTCAGCTCAGTTGGGAGTTTACGATAGAGAAGACTCTTTACAGATTTCCTGGTACTATCGGAGCTGGCATTAACCTTCCGGCACCCGCTCCGATATTCACAAAAGGAGCCGTTGTAGCGACTCCGACCAATTCTACAGTCGATTTTGGCTCTGCACCAGCCGCCACTGGCAATGACATTGTGGGACGCTGATGGCTAATCCTATGCCCTTCACTCCTTCGCAGCTTTTTGCGAAGATTAGTCAGCCGACGCTTAATATTCTTGACGCGTTGGCGAATATAGCTCGAGAGACTAGCTGGGATTTGGTATCCGCTCCTGGGACCGGACCGGGAGGTCAGCAGCTCGGAACTCTGTCTGCGGCTCGGATACCAAGCAAACCGTTCATTGTTGGGTTCATTCCTCCTGACGTGGCGGTAAACTTTGTTCCTATTGCAAACAACCAGTCTGTTGTCGCTACGGTAACCAATAGCAATGCAAAGGTTGTTGGACCTAGCATTCAAGCGCCACAATCATTACTTCAGCAGCTGGCTCACGCTCCGGGACACTCAGCGCAGTTCTATCAGCAGCTTCAATCTGTAGCTGCGGCTGTTGGCGCTAATCCTGCTGATATGCTTGCGGTAATGCTTAACGAAAGTGGGACTAATCCCCAGCAGAAGAGTTTCGCCAACAACAACGGCGTTCCCGTTGCAGTCGGTCTAATCCAGTTTACGCAGGCTTCTGCTAATGATCTCGGTACTTCTCAACAAGCGCTTCTTGGGATGACTGATGTTCAGCAGTTGGCTTATGTCCAGAAATACTACTCGAACTGCAATGGTGGCGGCACCTATCCGAGTACTGGAAGTCTCTACCTGGCCACATTCGCGCCAGCGTTCCTCAAAAATGGAAATGACGCCGATACCGTCATTTTCAGCAAAGCGACGAGCGGACAGTATTATTCGCAGAACACAGGGCTCGATCACGGAAACAAGGGCTACATTACAGTCGGTGATATGACGCTCCAAATGGACCTGGTGAAGCAAACCGGAGCTTATCAGGAACTCGTCAACGCGTACAACGCAGCTACCGGCAGCAGCATTAATCCTCAAGAGTTTGGTGGGTCGACAACGCCGGCGGGTTCCATCCCTACCGCTGCGCCGGTTTCTAGCACTACCATAATGGCCAACGGCCTAAACACGACCGATCCGACTGGCAATGACCCTCTCGCCAATCTCTATGGCCGGCAACTTTCTGTTGCGAATAAAGATAGGATCGCTGACGTTCAAAAGCAAACTAACTACCTGAGTTTGCAAATTCAGCTCATTCAGCAAACGCCGGCACTCATGATGCTGGTGAATCCGTCTGAATTTAATCGCGGTTATGAACATAACATAGATCCGGTCAAGACGCGTTCGGGCTATGTTGTTAATATGTGGCTCGAGAAACCGATGGTTATTTCGTCCAAAGGCGTAACCGCTGGTCAATACGTCTTCCAGACGGATGGTGGTGGCGGAATCTCTGCCCTCAATCGTATTCAGTCGGTTTCGTACCAGAATCTCATGTCTTTGGTGTCAATGTTCAAGAACAACGGCAATATTTTCACCGATAGTTCGTTCGGAGACAGTAACACTGGCATTCCACTTATCGCGTTGAGCTTGTTCATCTATTACGACAACCACATCTATATCGGAGCGTTTGACGATTTCGAAGTCACGGATGACGGCAACAAGCCTTACAATCTGTCGTACAACTGGAAATTCACGGTTCGGTACGACATAGACACGAACCAAATTTCCGACTCGACAGTGGCTACTCTTGGTCTCACCGCAGGTACTTCTGCTGCTCGGATCGGTTACTAATGGCAAGAGTTTCTGGATTTCGCGGAACCTGGCAGCCGAATAAGCGCCCATATGTAACGCTCACTCCAGACGTGTATGTCGCGCTTCAGGGAGAAACTTCAGTTATTGCCTGTGGAGAATGTCAGCGAAAGATCAACATCAACGACTACGTCACAGGGATTTCGACCGAAGCAAGCGTGGACTCGCTTCCCGGTTCGGCTACTATCAATCTGTCGATCCCAGACAACGACATCAATAATTTCTATGTCGACGGACAACTAGTCATCATTTCGATGATGGAAGTGGAGATCTACGCCAAGGGTTATTATCTTGTTGGCGGAGTGCCACAATATTATCGGATATTCTGGGGTCTCATACAGACTGTCACTAAAGACTGGTCTGCAGGGTCTACGACAGTTACGCTAAGTTGCAAAGACATTTTGCGGTGGTGGGAACTTACTAATGCCACCATCAACCCATCGTTTCTTGAGTTGGCCGCCACGGGTTCCGGTTCTTACAATCTGTGGCAGAATCAGTTCGCGGGTCTTAATCCCATTACGACTATCATTCAGTTGGCTCGAGAGTCTATGGGTGACTTCGAGTCGAACAATGGTGCCATTGGAGGTCTTGGATACCTGCCAGAAAAAGGAGCGGAGTCTCCTGTCATCGGGTCCTACGCTCAGGACATTATGATTTATTGGCAGCTGAAGTTCGCGAACATTTGGAACAATCTGCGAATTTATGGCACATCGGGACGGTCTTATCAGTTTACGACGTCTGATGGCACCGCGTCACCAGTAAAGCTCGCGGCTTCAATCATCCAAAGCGAGCAGAATCTTAATTCGTACGACACCCTCATCACGCACCCGGAAGAAACGACAGTCTCCAAGAAAGAACTTGATAAAGCTGGAACTGTCGAATTCACGCAAAACGAGATTCAGAACAAACTATCTGTGGCGATGCAGGCTCGAGACCAAGCCGGCTGGGAATTCTTCTGTGATCCGAGTGGTGACATTGTTTTCAAGCCGCCGTTTTACAATCTCAACGTCATTCCGAACAAGCCTGTTTCGTGGATCAACGATTTCGAAATCATTGACGATAGCATCACGGAAACGGAAGCCGAAGTTTATACGCACGTCATTTCTCAGGGCATTGCGTTCGGCGGCGTTGGATTTGACGCAGGACTGACCGACGAAGTGACGGCGCCTCGGACAGGTGTGTTTGACTTCCACCTCCTGAGGAGGTATGGCTTCCGACGTACCGATTATCCGACCGAGTGGGCTTACGACCCTCGGAAGTTGTTCTTTCATTTGATGGACTACCTGGATAGAATCAACGCCAGGCGCAACAATGGGACTATCACGATTCCGATGCGGCCAGAGCTTCGTATTGGATTCCCTGTTTGGGTTCCGTATTATGACGCGTTTTTCTACATTCAGGGACTTTCTCATCAGTTTTCTGTTGGAGGACAAGCTACCACGACGCTTACGCTGATTGCGAAGCGTTCTAAGTACATTGCTCCCAGCAACATCGGGACGATTAAAGCCGGTCCTATTACGCAGCAGACGATTAATACTAATAACACGAGCGCCGGGCCTAACGCTAAGAAAACTATCGCGACCAAAACCTACGCAGTGCAGTTTCCAGATAATGTCGGAGCCAGCGCTGGTATCATCACGACTCAAGGCAACAGTCCTACGGGAACACCTATTCCTATTCGAGATCCAAAATCGGGAAAGCTTCTCGGATATCCGAACGTCGTGATGGTGTTCAAGTCTTTCCTTGGTGCCGACAGCTTCAAGAAAATACTCCAAGCTCAAGGTAGTTCTACGGCTAATGCTCCGATGACTAAGGTGCAAGCACAGAACAAATCTACTGGTAACGAACTAGGCAAGACCAATGCTGTCCAGCAGACGTTGGCTTATCTGAAGGGTGCATCGAAATATCAAAAGATCCAACGTGCTAGCTCCAACAGGTACGGAGCTGCGATGACCAACGCCGGTGTTTATGACTATGCGCACGACACTACGGGCGATTTCATCGAACTCAATATTTTGCCGGCGACGTCTTTCCGAATTCCGGGTTTTGATCCAACGTCAAACGATCCTATTATCGACGCTTTGAATGCTGCTCAGGGTAATACGACGCAGAATTCGATGCAAAATGCGCAACAGCTCAATGACCAGATAACTGATGCACAGCAAGCGGTGAAGACTGCGCAAACGCTAGTTAACACCACGTCCGCAAAAGTTACTCAATTTCAGAAGCAGAAATCTCAAGCTAACGCTAGCAATAGCGTTACCACTACTGGTAACTCTAATAACACCAGTAGTGCTGGATATCTTGGTTCTACTGCAGCGTCAGCTGGAAGTAATGTGTCTTCAGCTGCCACCACAGCAGGTACTAATGCTGCAGCGGCTTCTGATGCTCTTATTCAGGCTCAAACGGATGCAGCTAACGCTGTGAAGTCTTTGGCCGCGGCTCAGCAGAATCTTGCTAATCTGCAAGCTGGAATAGGCAGCCTCAAGAAGCTTCCAACGCTCGGTATCATCGTACGCCCGGTGTCGGACGAGTTTGGATTCGAAGTCATTGGACATTATCGGTACGGGCGCGGGGCATATATCGACCGGGGGCAAATAAGAATTGGTATGGGTCCGAATGCTTCAACGGCAGGCCCAGAAGTCAATCAGATAAGTACTCAGTTTGCTGCCACTGCAGGTGTCTTGACCGACCCGTCCACTGTTCAATCCGGGTCTGGAAGCTATTACAACTTCGCCGCTCAGTTTGATCAGATGCAACCCGAAGACTGGATGACGGGGGCAAGCTTCCGGGGTGTTGCAGCATCTGGAACCACCACAGATAATCCAACTAGTGGCATTGTTTTGACAGATGCAAACACATATTCATCAAACGTGAAAAAGAACACCGGCCATAGTGTGTTCATCGAGGCGGACCAAATTCATAACTCTGTGACTTTGGCTGAACTTGGACCCTCGGCCGATATCAAAGGTCTTCAGGGTTTCGCTATGGACTGCCCGTGCGGCCTCGAGCGAGCCAACTGGCTCAGTATTTTGCCGTCAGAATTCATACAAGCGGTACTAAGCAATTCGGGATCTGCCCAGCTCGTGACCTCGTTCTTTTCGACGCCGACAGGAACGTCTACTACTTCTAATGCTACGATCAATGACACTCTTGGTAACAACGCCGGCGATGGGTTCAGCACTGTCCAAACTACGACGCAAGCAATTACAGGAACTGTGACGCCCGCGTCTTTCTTCACTGTTCTGGAGCAATACCTGTCTAGTCAGTTCGACGCTCAATATGTTTCTAACGCTCAGCGCGAGCTCCAAGATACAGGCCAGAGCCAGGGTGTCGTGACTCAGCTCTTCAACGCCGACGTGCAAAATAATATTTTGGGCGATTCGACAGACAATCCACTGTTCGGTCCAGCGTCGCTCGGAGACCCCTCCGCACTGCAAGCCCTACAGAATCAAGTGAACTTCGGGTTCGGCCAAACTCAAACCGCGCTGGAAAATTTCAAATCAGCTTTCCAAAACGGACAACAGCAGATAAATCAGGACTTGGCGCAAGCCGCACCCGGAGGTCCTCTCATTTCTGCTACCGCTTCTTCAGGAAGTGGTGCTACTACTCTCATCGACGCCAGTGTTGGTATTACGACCCAATCCACTCCGCCTACGATTCCTACTGGAGGTCTCGGGAGCGGTATCGGGAATGTGAAAATTACTACTCCAACGCCCCAGGTTCAGCCGGTCACTGTCATACCGGTTCCCAATCTGAAGCAGGTGATTCTGAATCCTTCGACTAACACGCAGCTCGAGAATGAGCAGGTCCAGTCTATTCCTGGTACCTACTTGCAGGGCGGAAGTCCTGGACAGACTACATATCCGCCGCCGACCAAAACCGGTCAGCACTAAGCCGGAGGCGGGGCCGGTTGCTGGCCGCGGACAATCGCGATGAATCTTGGGTCACACTTGCTAGGTGCCAGCAAGTAGAGAAGTACAGACTCGCACGTTCTGTCTTCTGGAGTGGCCATAGCCATAGACTCTGTAGTCTTTGTGGTGGTGTTTATCATATGGCGGATTCGCAAGATTTTGCAAGCCACAGCCACCATGTACCTGTCATCATCTTCTTTATCGATGACGCAGTTCATCGACTGCGTCTTGCCTAAGTACCTGATCAGGGCAGGATCCTTGATGGGAAGATTCAAGGAAATAGTCTGATCTTGCTGCAAGCCGGCAGGGAACTCGACTTCCCACTTGCCATTTTCTATCATCTTGCCTGCAAATGTGACTGCTTGAATGAGCAACTTGGGCATGGTCTAGACCTTTATCTAAATAGTACCGTTGAACATGGCTGGAGGAAGAAGATTTTTCAACCCGAATCCGGCTGGGCTTCCGGAACGGCCTAAAAGTCCCGGTAAGAAAACAAGAGACCCCGCTTATCCGGGCGGCGAAAAGCAAGCTTCGAACGTCGGCCGCGAGGCCATGTCGTATCTGCATGCTGGCCACATCTTGCATGTGGACACGCAGACCATGGTTTGCTCTCTCCGCATAGATTCGATGCAGGGAGAATATCACGATGTACCGATTACGGTCGGAGGAGCCGGTCCGCGGAGCTTTTCCGGGTCTCTACCCGAAAACGGTTCCAAAGTCATCGTGGCATTCAAGCGCCGGGATCAGCACGGCCGATCATTCTTTCCATATATCGTCACGTACCTGGCTTCTGGCTCGCTCATGGGTCACGACTATGAGCCCTTCTCATCTGCTGATCCAGCAGATGCTGCAACAATCCTTCAAATCGATCCGGACCTGGCATATGACCCACATCAGAATCTCGGGATTATCCGACTCAAAGCTCGGAAAGGTTATCCAGGGGATTATATCGCTTCGTCCAGTGGCGGCGCCGATATCATTCTCGATAAGGACGTTCTTCTCACTAATCGAGCGGGGAACGAATTTCGTATCCGCGATGCAGACCAGACTACGATCCTCCAGACGCGCAACGAGTTCGTAAACAACGCGGCCGGTTATTATCGACGTGGACTCATCAAGCGGAACGCTTTCGCCTTTCTGCCGGACCTTTATCCTCTCGACGACAATGATGTTCCGGCACAGATAATCTCTCCCGGAACATCTGCCACTTTGGACGCGAACGGAAACCCGATTGATCAGAATCCCGCGTACCAGACTCTGCTAGGTTTCGGGCTGATTAAACCTGATGGGACCCTAAACTTTCAAGATCAAACGACGCCAGCAGGTTACAATCTCAACACAGAAAATACGAGCACGACTCAACCGGGGGATACGAACACCCTTCTTTTCTATCCGCCTGCCGTTACTCCTGACGGTCAGCATATTTCGTGGATCACACATAATGAGCCTGCAAACAGCATGTCGCAGACGCTTCTGGGATACACAGAAGATCGGCTCGAGATGCAACATCTGTCGGATGGAACGATGGCTGTCACCGAAGAAGGTGACGGATTCCAGATAGACCCCATTGCTCCGGTCTACATCGAGGATGTCAAAGGCACGATTGCAGGCAACGACTTTTACACGGACGCGGGAAGACCTCTGTATAAACGCGTGCTCGGTATGCGCGTCTTCGAGAGTCCAGATCAGGGAGCGCCGAGTAATGGCCCTGCGTTCGAGCCTGTCGACACTGTTTCGCGGCTTGGCCTCATGGACGCCATCGGCCTGGCGCGTCTTTTCCGCATGCAGTCGCCTTATCCAGGAAGTTCGAACCAATACGTTTTCGGCATAACGAAAGAAGGCAAAGTTCTCTGTCACATTCCGAAGACGCAAGCAGGACAGCCTGACGAAAAGGGCAAATCAGTAGATTTGAACATTCTCGGGCTCGTCAAAGCCATCATTGGCGCGGACGAAAATGGCGGCAACACCAGTATTGATATCCGCACTACCGGAGGCGTAAATCTTGATATTGGTAGGTTCACGGGCGGCACGAATTCAGGACAATCTGTCGTTCTGAACGTCCAAGGTGGCATCATCGTCTATCACAATGGCGACCCGGCGACCGGCGTGGCGCAAGAGACCCGGAATATGGGGTCTGTCTTCGAAGTCGGAACCTCGAGCAAACTGGTTTCTTATCAGGGCAATCTGATCCATAACTCCGGTGGAGAGCTCGCAAATTCCGGGCAGAAGATAACAAACCAAGCTGGGCCTGGAGGTCAAGCCGACACTTGCTCCGGCGACCGGAGCACAACCATTCTGGGCAAAACCCAAGAGCAGTTTGCCCAGATAGTACAGACCGTCTACGCGCTTGGAAAGCTCCGCACCACTTTGGCTGGCATAGATAACACGACTATGCTCGCCGGCGTCATCACGCGCACGGTCTTGGGTGGTGCCGGGATGGTCGATACTTGTGCGGCCGGAAATATGCTCTCGAGCGTGGCAGCAGGCAATCTTTTGCAGAGTGTTGGCACTGGGAATTTTGCCGTGACAGTGGGCGCCGGAAATCTCGCTCTGACGTCTGGAGCGGGTCCCCTTGCACTCACTTCATCCTTGGCGGCATCAATTACGAGCGGTGTTCTAACATCCATCGTGAGCCCGGCGACGCAAATTGGGCTACCCACGGGATTTGCCGTGTCAGGGATTCCGGGTCCCCCTACGCCATTCTTGGACTATATCGTCGGTATTCCTGTGCTCGGGATCCCAACAATATCCATCGGCTAAAATGCCCATCGATCCCGGCACGACAACACCAATTTTTACCGCTGCTCTTGTAGCCAATGTCCAGATAGGGTCGAACGTTGGTCAGGAGGCGACCGGTTTGGCTTTGGGACTATTTCAATACGCCCAGAGTGGAGTGACCGTTGGCTCCATCGACGCGGGAACGCTCGGTGTTGGAACCGGAATAGGCCCAAGCATCATTCTTCCGGAACCTGTTCTGCTTGCGGCGCTGGTGGCGAGCTTCTTGGGTCACGGCATCATAGGCCCTATGATGCCACTGCAGGCTAACGCTATCGCTTTAGGGATATCTGCTTCGCTTGCGGTAGCTACCGTGCAAACTCTTAACCCATCCGTTGGACTCGGAGCGGGGAAGCTTCAACTTGTTCCTACGGGCTCCGGGAGCGTTATCTTCCCTGCGGCTTTCATTCAGGCGGGAATGACCGGACCCATGGCGACAAATCTTGGAGTGGCCATTGCTCAAGCTCTAGATGCGGTCATAGCCTCGGCTACGTCAGTCATCGCTATTGTTGGACCTCCTAATATCGTGCCTGGTGCAGGGGTTGGTATTGGCAAAATTGTCTGAAGGGTAGAGTCTTCACATGAGTCTTGATACTACTGGTATGCTACTGGAAGGCGCGAGAGTCGCGTCTGGTAACAACCAGTTTACCTTCCCGCCGCGCAGTCTAGTGGTGGATCAGAATGCTTTTAACAATTCGCAGTCTCTTGGCCGTGCTGAATACATGTTTTTCGTGGCTGGCCAGGCTTCTGGAGCCGCTGGTATTGAGATAGCCGACCCGAGTATTTCATTCTTTTGGAGTCGAAACAACGCTTCCATCCTACGATTCGACTACGATATGTTCGCGCGTCGGTGGAACACTCTGCCGGGCGGTCCTCCGTTCAATGTTGGGACCTTTGGGAACAGTCCGCGGATCGCAGCGCCGATTCCGGACCAAACGGTGTCTTCCACTGAAGCGCCATATGCCATTTTCATCGGCATCCCGCGGCAGACAGTTTTCACCGTTCAAATCGTGGAGTCGGATTCTGACTTCTCTTCTCCTCCAATGGGAACGGTGCAGATTAGCCTGGCTACCGGAAATTTGAACTGGGGTCCGACGGATCTAGCTAATGCTTCATATCAGAAGCAAGCGGTTTACGTTTCTCAACAATCATTCAACTCCAGGACTAACTCTAAAGGTATTTTCGGCCAGCTCCCGCAATCAGCTTCAGAGAGCTACAACCTTTACCTGAATCCTATACCTGGAATTGGGCAAATTCCTCGAATTCGTATAGGGTACCAGCCATATTTGATTACTATTGCTTACGCGACTGAAGCACTTCTGACTACTCCACCTTCGGGTTCCGTTGCTTGGTCTCAGGATACAGGCCGAGTTCTGTTTGCAACCGCAGACATCACCGCGAACTCGCAGTCCAGCGTTTACTACGATGGAGTGACGCTCGGACAGTTGACATTCACCCGTACACTCGTAGCAGTTATTACGGGTACCAGCACTTATTATCCCAGTTCGATAGGAAACAATCCTCTTTTTGCTAACGTAAACCTTGATGGTACAAGGTACGTTTTCTTTTCTGAACCATCCAACGGGCCGAGATACTACTTTAACGTCATTCTTGGCAGTTCAGCTGCGCCTAGTACGTTGACTGGCCCGGGGCAGGGTCAAGTCCTGCTTGACACTGCGACCGGCAATATTTACATCAGTCATGCTGATGCGCATACGCTCAATGGCGCATCTCTTTATTTTCTCGATTCCGTTCTGCCGGTAGAACGCGGTCTTGCCATTCAAATGTTTCGGAGTGGCGTGAACGGTGGAGGAGCGGAGCAGACTCCGGACTTTGTGCAGCAGTACTCCGTTTCGCAACAGGTGATTCAGAACCCGATAATGGGTTCGCCGTTTTCGACGTTGCCCACGGTTCCTCTTGTTGATTCCACTCTTGCTTTTGATATTTTGCCGAACACGTCGGGCGGGACTTTCGTCGGAACGCTCACCAATAACGCTAATCCGACGGAAGAAGCGACAGGTTACATTCTTGACCCCGACAACAAGCAGGTCAAGTACAGCAGTCGAAAACTGGTCGATCAGACGTTGGTCGTACCAACATCGTCAATCAAACTAACGGATTCTGCGATCTTCTCTCAGGGATTTGAAGTTACTCGTAACATTCAGTCTCTAACGCCTGGAATCGATTTCGCTTTCAATGCCGCATCCGGAATCCTGGACTTTCTGACTCCCGTTGGAGAAGACGATCCTGCGAACATTCTGAACATCTCGGGCACCGTCGTACTTCCAAACACTTTCCAAGCGAACAACTCCGTTTTCGTGGCTGCGAATGTGGGCATGTTCCTGCTTGTGTCTCAAGGGCCGAACGTAAACCTATATCCGATAACGGGCGTTTCGAATCCGAATACGATTGAGGTAGGCGTTCCTTTCGTGTCTGCTGTTCCAACACAAGCGGACGTAAGAGCTTCGCGAGAGATTATTGCAGACAGGTTCTTTGTCAACTTCACGCCACCGCTCGATACTTTCACTCTCTCCAAGAGTACGACCGGTGTCAACGGCATTTTTACCGCTCTGCCGCAGTCAGCGTTTACCGCCTTCATTCTCACAGGACAGATCAATCTAACGACACCGGGCAATCCGGGTGACGTTTTCAAAATTTCCTATATTTGGCAGCAGTCACCCGATAACGGTGTGACTGTCACTCCAACCCCTGTCACTGAACTTGCCGCGTTCAAAATCCGTCAAGAGACAGCGACTGTCGTCAACAACACAAACATCATAAACTTCAATCCGAATGGCAACACAGTTCAGAGTGCTAAGGGATTCAATCTCATAATCGATGGCGTGACGCAGGACCCGACTACATACAACTTCATCGCACCGGGCACAATAACATATAGCACTAATTTGACGACGGCCAATGCTGTTGTGATCGATTACTACGTGGCCGAGTGTCCTGGTGGTAACACGAGCTTCACCCTAGCAAATAACCCCATATCTATCGATTACGCTCAAATCGCTCTGAGCGCTACGTCCGCAACGTTTAACGGAGATCAGACAGCACTCGTCCAAGAAGGCGGCGCGTTTCTTTTGAACACGACCGATCTCATTTTGATGGGCGCCGTTACGTATGACCCCGTTGCGAACAATACGACTGTGCAGTTCAGCGCTCCTGCGGCCTACACTAACGCGCCGACTGGCGGCACTCCCACGCCCATGCAGGTTTGTGCACCCATCACTGGATCTAATGCTCCGACCTATATGGTGACGGAGACTAATTCTGTAGACCTGCTGGCAAATGGCACAGCTGTTATCAGCATTGGTGCTCAGGTCAACTATCCGCAAAACACAGTAGTTCTTGTAGACGGCGACCCATATTTAGTGCTCAGTTCTGTCTACAGCTCAACAACCAATGTCACGTCGGTGACTTTGGCGGACAAAGCACTACGAAACTACATCATCTCGAGTCTTCAGCACACAGTTCGTCCGGTTTTGCAAGCCGGAACTGACTTCCAAACTTTGCAAACAGCGACTCTTGCTTTCCCATTCACCCTTGTAGATAGTGGCACATCGCCGGCGGTGCTTCGCCCAGGTGTCGACTACACAGTATCCGATGGTGGCAACGTCAAGTTGATGAATGCGGCGAGTTTCGGCACAGTCTTGAACGCTCTGTACGTGGCAAGAGCGCCACAAGCAGCAAATACGCAGTTCACTTACAACTACGCGTACGCCATTGCCCCTAATGCGTCCAACGGGCTTCTAGGCCAACAGCTCGCGATGACGTACAACTTGTATTCGCCAGATACGTTTTTCTTCAATGCGGAAACGATTGCTACGTACATACCTATCGTCATTCAAACAATTCAGCAGAACTCTTCTGCGGGGACCGGTCCGAACATTCAGAGTCAGCAGGGTCCACTGACCAAAGACCAAGGCACTCCGAGCCTGTATTGGCAAGAAGTCCACTACGGCAACGAAGACATTGTCATTCAGAGGCTTCTGAAGTTCTACAACGACCTCATAAATAACTATGAGGACATTCTGTCTAATTTGGATGGCAGAGTGGTCGGCGGAGTTAACGGGAAATTCCGATACGACGGCATCATTCCCGGACCGGGAGAAGTCGTTACTTCATACAACGAAATCACAAACGACATAGATGATCAGGTCCTGCTCTACAACAACGTAGTGCTCACGGGTTTTTTCACGTTTGAAAACGTTCCGGTTTATGGGCCCATGTATTCGCCCAACAACCTGTCTCGAATTTACCCTACTGCAGATCCGTTTGTAACCGTGGCGCTCAATGGCAATAACACACCAGTATTCGATTATGGAAATACGATAGGCAGCACTGGGATTCCGAATTTGACGTCTGTCACGACTCTGATTACGAGTCGAGGAGCTGCTGCCGTCATTTCTGCGGTTGGATCGGGATCGGGACTCACTAACCCGCCAGCTCCCTTCCCGCCTGTGCAGTCCACAACGCTCGTCGTTTCAAATAACGGCGACGTCAATAATATGGTGCCGCCGATTTCGTCGGGTGAGACGGTACAGATATATCAAGGTAATGGCGTGCCCATTCCTGTTGATGGCTCCGGAAACGGTATTACTGGAACGGTGTCATCTGTTGTTCAAAATAACGATGGGTCTTTCACGATTGGAATTTCTGGCGTTGCCGTTACGATGTTTGGGGGTGCTGTAGTTCAAGTCATTGGGTCGTCTGGTCATTACTACACACCTGGACGCGACTTCAACATCAACAATGCTGACGGCATTTTCATTAGTAACTATCTGGGCCTGCCGTCTCCGCCTTTCCCGAGTGTCGTCCACATCAGTGGCAATGAGTTGGTCGACACCAGCGTCACGTTCGTCAATCAAGATAGCACTCCACGACGGATTCCAGTTCTTGACGGTTCTATTCTTTCCGATAATGGACGCCCTGCCGTTCCAGCGCTCTCGAGAATTGGGGAATCAACATATTTGAATGTTGAGCTCGATTCTCTAACTGCTATTGGCCATGGCACAGTCTCCGGGTCCATCATCACATCGGTTATTGGCTTCCCGTTCCCCACACCAACGGTCGGTGCTTCTGGTACCACGGGTGGTTTCTCTGTGATTTCTGGTAGTGGAGCGACTATCAGTGCTTTTGACAGCAGCACTGGATTGGTGACCATTACGGGACTCTCGAACATGAACTCCAGTTTGATCGGCGGCTCGCTCACGCTGAGCGGCGCTGCTCAGGCAGGTAACAACGGCACTTTCATCATCGTGTCGTATGACACAACCTCGAGCGGAACGTCTGTTCAAATCACTAATGTCACTGGCGCGTTTCCGGATGCAAATAGCGGATCAATCAAATGGCAGCTCACTGGATCTGGCACGACTGCTCAGACAAGTTCTTCCGCTTCGCCTCTACTAACTATCACCAATCTTGCCAACATCACCGGCGGCCTTGCAGGAAGCAAAATAACAATATCCGGGTCCTCGAATTCAGGGAATAACGGCACGTTTATCATTACATCTGTTCTGACTCCCACTCCTATTAGTGGACAGAGTGGAACTTCAGCTGCCATCGCTACGGCAGTGAGTGGGGTAGCTCAGGTTACCGGCTTGTCTGGTATGACCGCAACTTCTGTGGGTCACGAATTAACAATCTCGAATGCAACGATTGCCGGGAACAACGGAACTTTCAGGATCGTCAGTCAGACCTCTGGTTCCCAAGTTGGGATTGCTAATTCAAACGCCACTTCGACTGGCGAAACGCACAACGGATCACTTCATTGGTCCGAAGGTACAGACTCTGTCCAGGTCAATAATCCGAACGGCTCTGGCAACG